CGAAAGTAATAAAGCCCCGACGTGGCGACCTGATAGTAGATTTCGCCGTCCGCTGTAGGATTGCCACCGCTCCCTGTCGAGTTGTTAGGTAGTAGGGAACTAACTGTCTTTGCGGTCGTGAATATCGAACCGTCTGTTGATACTTGCAAAGTCCAACTTGTTGCACCCACGGGTGAGCTAAATACACTTATATTTATTCCCTCGAAAATTGCGACAGCGACTGCTATGCTCATATTGCACGATTCTGGAGCAGGCACGACGGTAAAGCCCGAAGGGATATTCGATTGCGCCTGCGCCGCTGTATCCCATTCCGAACCGTACCGATGTGCATAAGGTGGTGGTAAGATGCCCGCCGATGCGTTTGCAGACACAAAGAAATATTTAACACCCGCCGAACCTGTACGCTGCACTAAGACAGCATACAAGTTGTGAGTAGAGTTGTACAGATAGACTGTAGGAGTGACTTTTTGAACCATTATTTAAGCGTTAGTGATTATAAATTTTGAACCGTCCCATAAAAGTGAATATTTTTGACCCGCTACTAAGGTCGGTGTTTGCCCAAAAGCATAGTCGATACCGTTAAGGGTGATTGGGTTATTACCCCCTGACTGCAAGAATAATTTACCCACGACACCACCAGACACGCTATCAACCCGCGCGCCTTGTAACCCCGAAATTTCGAACGTTGTCCCTTGTAATCGAAGATGGCATGTCTGAGATGTCGTACCCAAGAATATTCCGTCACCGTACAGAACATTTGTCACGTTTTGTATAAAGCCCGCGTTTCCAAACTGAATTGCTGTTCCAAACGCGTTATTCCCTGATGCCAAAACACTACTTAGAGTCGGGGTCGGTACTGTGATTGTTTGCAAGTCTGCAAGTGTAGCATAGTTTTGTCCGTTGTGGGATAAGCGTATTGTCGAGTTACTACCTTGCTGCGATACCTGCTGTAAGGTCGGTACGGTCGCCGCTACAATATCGTTTACCGTTGCATAGTCAACGCCGTTCCATTGTAGTTTTATTGTACTGGACTTGCCTACTTCGCTAACTTGTTGCAAGTTCGGAACGGTTGTACCAATGTCGCCTATTCTTACATACTCCCTTTCATTACCAGTAGAATCGACGTGAACAAAAACCCCGTCACCGTTCATGTAATTAACGTACCGCGTTCCGTTCTTATCATAATACAAATAAGGAACGTCAAGCACCTTATCAAACCCGAAATCCATCCGATTTTCGTAGTAGTCGATTGAACGGAGTTGTCTTAACCCCACTGCTACATCGGTGAATTGTCTATCTTGTAATAATGTAGCAGGTAAATTAAGTACGCCCGTTGATGCGTTGTAAGTAGGAGTGGTTAAGGTAGTACCGACCGTTAAGGATATAGCGCTTCTTGCACGAGCATTTGTGAAGTAAAGGTTTGTCCCTTCTCCTATGTTCGTTGTCGTCAAGGTTCTATTTGCGCTCAAATCCAAACCGTTTATTGTCCTTGTTGAAGGAACAAAGGTCGTATAAGCTATCTTTCTAAGTACGCCCGATGCGTTAACAGTTACAATCTCGTCTGTCGATGCACCCGCGGCCATGCTTGTAATCTTTGCAGAACCGTTCACTTGTAAGCGTTCGTTTGTCGATACGGTAAACCCAAGTAACAATTCCCCCGCACTTGTTATCCTCATCTGCTCTGTAGCATTAACATCACCAGCCCCAACACCAAAACGTAAATCACCCAAAAGTGAGGAAACAAAAGCCGCCGACTCGACAAGTTGATTCCCGAAGTTTATCCGCTGTGTGCCACTCGAGCGCGAAAGGATAGATATACTTGCAGAACCGTTAGCAACATTATTGTTACTAAATATTGCTATTGTATTGCCGCTAATTAGCGCTGGTGTTGTATAACTGCTCGATACATGTAATAAAGATGCAGGCGTTGTCGTACCTAATCCAACACGCCCAGAACTTTCAAATAAAACGCTATTCCCCAACACACCCGCCGCCGTCGCTACAGGAATACGGCCTGCTGTTAGAACGCCCGAAATATTATTTACTAGGTTAATAACTCCAGTAGAATTGTTATACGACAAGCCCGCGCCGACCGAGATAGCACTTCTACTCCGCGCGTCGGTATAGTATAGATTACTTCCTTCTGCTACGTGGTTTGTATTAGTCGGAATGGTTATCACCCCCGTTGTCGAGTTGTAAGCACCCGAACCAGCTATAAAAGAAAGTGCAGACCTACTACGCGCGTCGGTGAAATAAAGGTTTGTACCCTCGCCTATATTGCTAGTCGTCAAGACACGATTTACAGATAAGTCTAAACCGTTTATCGTTCGCGTGGTAGGCACATAACCCGATAAAGCAGCAGAGGTAATAAAACCAGAATTGTTCGTTAGATGCGAAGTTTGCGTAGGAATTGTAATCACCCCCGTACCGCTATTATACGCACCAGTACCCGCAACAAAAGACAAAGCCGCGCGACTTCTCGTGTCCGTATAAAACAAATTCGTACCCTCCGTTATGTGATTCGACGTTGTCGGTATGCTTATTACTCCTGTCGTCGAGTTGTACCCCGCCGAACCCGATGCGAAAGATAAAGCAGCGCGCGCAAGTGAGTCGGTATATTGTGTAATTAAGCTAGTAATCACACCCGTACTACTATTATAACTTATTCCTGTACCCGCTGAAATTGCAGCCCGTGCGCGGGCGTCGGTAAAGTATAAGTTTGTTCCTTCGGGTAAATTTGACGTTGTTCGATTTGCAAAGATACTTTCGGGAGTTAATTCACCCCAGACCGCGTAGTTCGCATTCCAATTATTAATAAACTGCTGTGTAATACCTGCCGCTGGTGAAGCTGAAAAGATAGGGTCGGTTTCCGCGCCTTGTGAAACAACGTAGGTTATTGCGGTAACGCCGACCACGATAGCCATTTCGTTCGTGTTTCTGTATTTCGCGTTTATAAATGTACCTGCCGTAATAAGGTACTGATAGCCGCGAAGTTCTGCATCTGTATCGCTATCTGTCGCGCGTGTCCATGCACCCGAAGCTACCACGTACACGCCGTTTTGACTTGCTGTCGTTTGCCCCGCAACTAAGACCCTATCTCCTGCGACTAAAGCCACACCCGAAACAGTTTGTGTTCCTGATAAGGTTATGTTTGTTAAGGATATAGACCGAACTGGAATACCTTCTTTGATACCCGTCGCAACTAAGTTGTCTACATAGCTTTTTGACGTTGCATGAGTCGAAGCGGACGGCGTTAGAGGTACGTTAACATTACTTGCAAAAGTCCACGTGTTTTGAGCCGAAACGCCCGCGCTGTTTCCGATTGTCGGTACAGTTAGTGTTCCTAGTATAGAAGTATTACTTGTTATTCTTGCTGTACCCGATACGATTAGTCTTTCACCTGTATTTGTTGTAGTTCCAAGTAATAAGTTCCCCCCTGCTGTTATACGCATACGCTCCACGCCTGCGACAATCCCATCCGCGCTAGTGCCAACTCTAAAGTCGCCTAAAAAAGATTCTATATAGCCTGCATTTTCAACCAATTGACTACCAAAAAAAATCCGATTAAACCCGCTCGAGCGTGAAAGTAAAGTTAAGTTTGTATTTGCATTTGCAGCAGCATTATTAGTAATAAGAACCCGCGTATCAGACGAAATCCCTGATGTAGGGGCCGTGTAAGTACTAGCTACGTGTAACAATGCAGCAGGCGACTGCGCACCAATCCCGACATTGCTACCCACCTCAATCATATTTGAGCTAGCTAGTGTCCTGCCCGCCGTGAACTTCGCCAATCTATTCACCGTCCCTGCCGTCGGTACGCTCGCAAAATCATGCGTGAAGTTCTCCCAACGGTTATTATTGTACCGCAAAAGTTGATTTGTAGCGGGAGATGTTACTTGCACGTCGTCGAGAAGCGAAATTCCTAAACTCGGAATAATACGCACCGCCAGTTCGCCATTATTTGCGTGAGAAGTGATGACAAACGCAACGGACATTTTCGGGTTTGGAGCAGCTGGAGCTGTCGTTTGAAATCCGCCCGCCACCGTCGACGAAGCCCATAAATCCTGCCCTTGTGTGTAATCTAATGTATTCAGCCCGCGTAGAACACCCGCTCTTAATGCGTGAAACGTTTCACCTTGCGCTACAGTTCTAGTAGCTACACCGATTACGAAGCGTGAAGGGATTGTACCGTTTGCAATGAAACGACTTGCTTGTATTTTACCGCTACTGCCGACCGTTCCACTCGCATAGACTAGCTGACCTTTCGTAATCGCTTCGCCTGCGATGCACGACCATACGCTATCTTGAGGGACTTTTGCCGTGTAGTCGTTTTCGAGTCCTAAGAACATTAAATCGTGATCTGCATCCCAACTCAAACGACCAGGAAAGTTCCCGTTCGTGTACGTCGTATCTAGTTGCAGATATTTTGTTTCTAATCCATTCGCAGTCCATTCGCGGGTTGCTAGTGTTTCGGGTGTCGTAGCAAGTGGGGGAGGTGTTAAAAGTTCTATTCCAGTCGCTCCTGGTTTAATCGAAACACTATCCGCTGCACTCGGTTCAGCCCGCAAAAACATCTCCGTCAAACTCGCCGATACGTGACGAACGTCGGGACGCATACCAAAAGATGTTCGTCCGTCAAAGTTTGTTGAAGATGTGAAGTTATAGTCTTGAGGGATTAAACCGATGTTATTAACGACCGTTATTGCTTTCTCGACATCGCTTTTAATCTTATTCGTGTCTAATACAAATCCGCTCGAATAGTTTAGTTCAACCGCTTTGAATTGTACGGTTTTCGACCTAATGTCGTGTGAATAGTTGCTTACTCTAAAATGTATGCCGTCGATTAGTAGTACGTCCGAAAAGTCGAAATGCTCGAAAGACGACCCTTGATAGTAGGTTAAACGCTTGCTTGTTACGTTAAGATAGGACGTTGCAAGATAGATATTATATATACTACCTGCAACCGAATTTACTGAACCGAATCCGTTTGCAGCTACACCCTCCGCGTCAAATAAACTCCCGTGGCGGTACGGAAATGAATTTTGGCTTGCTATTATTGTTTCTAGCTCAAGCGGGTTTTCTCTATCGCTGTTTTCGTCTTGTCTGTAATCCGATTTGCCTATGTACTCATCAAAGAATTGCGTGTATAAAGAGTCTTTAAAAAAGGATACTTCGTTGTATTGAGTGGAATACGTTGCAGTACCAACCGTCGTTTCAAACGCTCGCTCTGAGCGAAATAAACGCATAGATACGTTAAAAATAATAGGCTGGTCAAAGTTTCCTATTGTAGTAAATAGTTCGTTCGGTGGCTGTGGTATATCGAACTCTATTTGCCCGCTTGCATCTGGCTTTTTTTGTATAATTGTTGGCGTAGTTGTCCAAGCTAAGTCCGTTGTAAGGTACACGGTTGTACTTCCGCTCGTGGCAATAATTTGAAAACGACACGCACTTATTCCCGTACCGATTTCGACGTTTGCACGAAAAGTTAGCTTTTGCGGCTCGCGAACGGGTGATGCAAATAACGCCCCGAACGGCTCCCACGTTATCGCAGTCGATTGGATATAGGCGTTGTCGCTCGTTAACGTAGGCGTATAAACAGACTCGACGAAACGAAAGAAATCCGCGCCTAATACGCTACTAAATGCTTCGCTACCCACAGTCCAGTTGTTTGGTACAAAGTTAGTTGAACCTTGATCAAACGAACCGTTCAAAACATAGTTTATCCTTTCTGGTTCAATCCGTTTTACAACTACGTTCTTTTGACTAAACAACTTCCCGAACGACCCGCCTGCTTGTCTAATAATCGACTTACTAGGTCGGTAATTAGGTATAGATGTAAGGAAGTCGCCATTTTCGTCGTAGGTTACAAGTGTTCCTGTGTTGCTAGTCGTGTATAGTTCGGAAAGTTCCGATAAGTTCCGCACCCACCAATACCCATTGTCAAAATAGATTTCGTTTCTATTCGCAACTAAATTTAAAAGTACATCGTAATACGTATAATCCGTGAACGTCTTTCTATTTATCCTAGCTTCTAAGAAGTTTTGGTTTGAGTTAATACGCGATACGCCGTTATAAAGCGCAGTATTATCAAACACTTTAAATCCGAACTTCTCGACGTAAGGAATTAAATCAACCGCTTCCTGAATCAAGTCTATTAGTCTTACATTCGTGTCAGTAGGATTTGCAAACTTCTTGTTTTTAAGGTATTCCAATCCACATTCACCAGATAACGTAAAAACCGACAACCCGTCCGGTAAATCTTGTTCCATGCCAACAAACGGCTGAACGATTGCGTTAAACTGTAGATTAGTGCCTTTGTAATGCTGTATCACTACATCGCCGTATTTTTCGGAATCAAAAACGCGCGTTGAAAAGTTCGTGTCCGTTACAAACTCGAAGCGATAAAAGGTTGGCACAATACCGCCCAAATAGGTTTCAGAAACATCCTTGTTCTTGTCTATCGTTACTGGATTACCGCCTGCTGTGACCTCGGTTGCAACGCCTGTAAAACCTTCTACCCAAATTTCTATTTTGTATTCTTGCCCGTCGAAATCGGAATACTCTGCGAAATACTTTAATCCTTTCATGCACCGTATAAATTTTTAGTATTGTTGATTACTGCGACTAAATCTGTTCCCTTCGCGACTAAGCTACCTTGTACGTTAAATGTAGGAGCGGTAAAGTTACTACCTCCTGAACCCGCTGAAGACGCTGTTGAACGTTGCGATATAGAGTTTGAATAACCGCGTATTGCTGCGGCCCCCGCTATCAATGCACCCCCAGCCACGATCAAGCCAACGCCGCCGCCGAACATATCTTTCAATGCAACTTTGAACGCTTCTTTGGCCATACCAAGCGTAATCATGTGTTTTCCAAGTTCTTGCATAATACTTGCAAGCCCATTCAACATTCCCGCCGCTGCTTGTTTCCAGTCAAACTCACCGCCGAAGATTTGCGTAAATATACCCTCTATACTTAATGCCGCGCTTTCCAAGCCAAGTTCAAATACCTGTTCGACGGATTTAGATAGTTCCTTTTCCATCGCTTCTGTAAGGTCGTAAATGCTTTGGCGGTAAGCAGAAATTGTTTTATGTGAAAAGTTCCTTATACCATTCTGAATGTTTTGAATCCTTCCTTCCATCCCTTTAATGATATTGTCCTCGACTTTTTGAAATGTAGCTGGTAAACCATCCCCGACAAATTGCACCTCAGTTCCCCCGCTAAGTAGTTGACGAACAAAGAAACCCTCAAGCGTAAGGCCTTGCAGCTTCGAGTCTTTGAAGTTTTGTACGAATTTTAACGCGTCAAAATAAGCTATCTCAACGTCGTCTTTCATCTTTTGTATGCCTTTTAGGAACTTTTGCCCAAACTGAATCGTACCCGCGTCTTTGTTTACGCCGTCGCCTTGTGTGCCACCGCCGATGCCTTCTATTCCCGTGCCACCTGTCCCCGTGTCCGTTGTCGTTGTGCCTGTTATTGTCTTACCAATCGCTTGTAACTCCTTGCCAATCTTTTTATTTGTTTCTTGTAGCTTTTTTACAATGTCGTTTGATGCTACTGCTACATTAGAAGCGTAATTACCCAAGACACCCAGCCCAAAACCGCTCTTTAAGAACATTTCTCCTTTTTGCAAAAGCGACAAAGAAGCACCTGGATTTAACCTTTCTTGTTCTTGCAATGCAATGTTTTTGCGTTGCTGCTCAAGTAGCACCTCAGCGCGCGCAACTTTTTGCAGTTCGGTTACATAGTCGCTTGTTGCGTCTGCAAGTTTTTCAAAATCTATTTTAGAACCTTCTAAGGCTGATTGGAATTTAGGACTTATACTTATTAATTCAGCTTTTGCCTTATTTACTTCTTCTTGTGTAGATTTTTCGTTCCTAAGTACTTCTAATAAACTTTGTACTTTGTCTGTTTGCGTTTGTATTTGTAAGTTGGCTTTTCGCGTAGCATCTTCCATGCTCATTGTTGCAGCGGCGACAGAATCTATCTTTGCTTTATGCTCGAAAAGTAATGCAAGTGCCGTCGTGATACCCATCACAATTCCCGCGATTGGTAATGCCGCCGCGCCAAGTGTGCCTATTGCTGCACTTATTCCCGTAATCGCTAACATTACTGGCCCCGCTATTCCGACAATCCCGCCGATAATCACAATGAGTTGTTTCATTTCGGGCGAAAGTTCTGATACCGATTTTAAGATGTCGTTCACCTTTAAAACTAGCTGCGTGTAGATTGGTAGCACTTGGTTCATCAAATCCCCAGTTACCTCCTTAAACCGCTCCTGCATCGTTCTGGTTGCGTTTGATGCACTATCAGACGTTCTTGCATAGTCGCCTTGTGCATTACGTGTTTTCTCTAAAACAAAGTTATAACGAAGTAAAACGCGTTCAGCTTCTGTCATCGCTTCGTATTTTTTCGTAATGCCTTTTTGGAGTGCAAACGCTTTTAAATTTACTTCTGTCATTACTACACCGAGCATTTTAAGCGATTCGGTTTCACCTGTAAAGATTGACGTTAATGCTGTAACAGCTTCAGAAATAGGAATATCCTTAAAAGACGCCAAATCCCCTGCAAGCCCAACAATAGTCGTTGCCATTTTTGCGGCTTCCGTTTGGCTAATACCCATTGAAGTCGCCATATCCCCAAAAGTTCCCGCCATACTAAGTGCCGCGCCTTGAGAGATACCAAAAGAATCAACTGTAGTTTTCGCAAAATCTTTTATACCTTCAGCAGATTTACCAAAAGACACTTCTACACGGTTTAACGACTCTTCTAAACTCATTGCTGTTTTGAGTCCTTGTGTAGCTACTAATGCAAGCGTGGTTGTAGCGAATAGTGTTAATCGCTCGCCAACGGCTTCGAACCCATCCATAAACGAACGTGTTCGCTGTTCGGCTTGTTTCATTCCCAACTCATACTCCTTGCCGTCGAGTGTGAGTTTTACTTGTAATACTTCTTGTGCCATTAAAATCCTAGTTTTTTAGCTTCTTCAGCTGTGATAGTATTCCTTTTTGCGCCGCTCTGTTTCAACAAAGATACAAATTCGGCTTCATTTATTTCCTTTTCCTTTTCGTCAATTTCATCCGGCAAAGGGAACAATTCTTTAGATGTTTTTGTGTTCTTTACCGTCATCGACGTATTATGAATCATTGTCATCAATTCCCGAACCCGCCGCCACTCGTTCAACTCCCGCCGCTGATAACCCTCCGCAAGTAACATGTAGTCTGAAAAAACAAGACGTGCTAACTCCTTCGGCTTTAGTGATAATTCACCGTAGCAAAAGAGTAGCACGTCACGCGCAGAAAGTTGCTGATTAATATTATCTAACTTTTTTTTTCACCGACTAAATTTTCAATTCCTACAAACATAGCAGCAACAACGCCTTCAAAGATTGCCTTTATGTCGCCTTGGTCGCAAAGGAGTTGGATTTTACGGCGTGAGAATTTGGGTGCAACGTCGTTCCAGTCGGAATAACATACGTGAGCATGATAGATAACAGAATACATATCTTGAAACATGTTCTCATTGTCCGCGCTCAAGACCTTTGCAATGTCTGAAAAAGGTATCCCCTTTTCCGTGCAAAAGTCCAAAAGCGATGTCATCCCGAATAGACAATCTATCGAAGTTTCACCAATTTTTATTTCTAAGTGTCCTTTCATATTATACCGTTACCGTTGTGAATGTAGGAGCGCCCGTTACTTCGAAATCAACCGAAAAAGAAGCAGCTTCTTCCATGTTGAATGTCCTTGGTAGCGATGTAATGAAACAATCAAACGAAATGATTTCGCTGCCTACTGTCGCGGATGCAAGTTTGAACTTAAGGGAAAGTTTTTCTTTTGTCATAAACGCAGCCGTAAGCTGATCTACATTTAATTCGGTCAAGCCTTCTGCATAATCAACCAAGCCTTCCACTGTTCCAGACGCTTGTCTTAAGCCCATCAAAATTTCTCTCCATCCGTTCGAGTCTTTTGTAGTGACGTCGATTGTTGCAGCGGAAAGATTGAAAGATGCTGTACGTGTTTTAGTGATAAGTTGGTCAGGCGTGCCTGTCTTGTAAAGTTTCGCGTCTGTCGCGTTAAATACTGCCATAATTTTTTATAGTTTAATTTTGTACAAAATCTATCTCAAAGGTAAGAATATTTACGTAATGTAACTCACCGTTATTCTCCTGTAAATCGTCAATGCTGTTAATTAAACGAATACCAATAATCGTGAAGTCTTGAGCGGTAAGTAATGGCGTGTTTGATAAAGGCCGCAAAGCGGTTAGGCATGAATCTATCAAGACATCCATATCTGTTCTATCTCCAAACTGCCCTTGTACGACTTTATGAAACTCTAGGTTTTGCGTCGCCGTTCCCATGAAGCTATCTTTTGTATCTTCATTCGTTTGACTGTAGTTTGCGATAATACAAAACACTCCGTTACGCAAAGAAACGGGAGCTTTCATATCATACGTTGGTACGATTGGATTTAGCTTACTTACCAGCCCTGTGCGTACTTTATGGCCTGCCCACTTCATTTCTTATTATTCGTCTTATATCGTTTAACAAATACTCCCGCTCTTGCAAATACGACGGTATCAAATACGGTTGCGCTCTCATGCCTATTATACGCTTCGTCCCCTTAAATCGAATCGCCATCGCTTCAAATCCTTTCGGAACACTTACTTTCGTTCCCGTTCCAAATTCGACAAACGCCGCGTAATTTCGCGAATTGTCTGAGATGTTACCTGCCGTTACAAATCCGCTTCGCCTGTCTGGTGAAATCCTTGCTTGTATGCTTTGTCGTAGCTTTCCTGTATCTAAAGGCGCTCTCCTTGATGCTTTAGCGTGGATTTTGTACGTCCTATCTACCAACGCGTATTCAGCTTCTTGAATTACTCCTTCTCTCATCCTATCGAGTTTACGAAGGAATTGCGCGATTGTCTTAGATGCCATGTCTTACCATTGTAAATGTGACAAGTCGGTTTCGCTCATCCTTATTAATTACCGCCGTTACGTCGTACAACAATCCTTTATACTCGATAAGGTCGCCAAGTATGATTTGGTATTCATCCATGTAACGGATAATGCATTCAAAGTAATCCACAAACGCAACCGCCCCACTCTCGAGAACACGTCTTGAGGATTTAGGTTTTACCGCTGCGAAAGTGTCGAACTTTGTAGAATTAATCGTAGTAAACCCGCCCGATGCTGTTTTAGTCGGTGTTTGAGTGATTACACGTATTAATTCTCTAAGTTTTTGCATTACTGTATAAAAGATATTGAACGTACTGATTTCGCTGTATGCTTCCAAATCGGTGTACCGACCGCTAGTCCAGATGGATTCTCGTATAGTTCAGCAGCACATTGCAAGATAGCTTGTTTTGCCGCGTAAGGCTGCACACCATTCTCATAACCCGCTACATAGACAACCGTTTGCCCAGACTCGTATTCTCCTTCGATACGCCCCGTTACAACGTCCAAAACCATGCCTTCTGGCACGGTCGTAATAGATATAATAGGATAGTAAGGAAGGTAAGCAACTTTAGCGATTGCCCCGTACGTGACGGAAACAGTAGACTTTACGAAATACCGTCCGCAATAAGATTCAACCATTTCACGCGCCGCTGTTAAGCAGCCCTGAAGGTCGCTATCTCTTTCGGTTGCGGCTTGAGGAAACCCTAGATGTCGCTTGAGTTGTTCTAGCGTCACTGGCTCCGTCCCCGTTATCGTTCGTACTACTTTCATCTACTTTTTTCGCGTAATTGTGAGTTATTAGGTATTCTGCTACTTCCATAGGTACTTCTTTTACCTCACCGACTAAAAGAAGCCCCTGTGACCGAGATTGTCCGGTCACAAGGATTTCAATTTTTGTCATGGTGCAGGTGCTACAGTTGTACCTTTCAAGAATGCCTGAGGGTGATACACCGCTAAGCCTACAGACTCCTCAACACGCAAAGTAACCTTATTGTCTGTGAAGTTAGTTGCATCGTCGTAGCTAATATCTACTGTTAACGATTCTCTTGTTAGGAAGTTCGCGCGGTTCCAATCCCCTACAACAAAGTTACCAACTGGTAAAGATGCTGAAGTTGACTCAATAACCGGAACGCCGTAAATGTTAATGCTGTTTGTTGCTGCGTTAACAGTCAAGAATGGATAAGTGTATTCACCCGCACTTGTTTTTGTTTGTAGCAACTCCGAGAAATCAAGCGTATTTAACAAGATACCGTTTGGTTGGTAATTTAATTGCTTTAATTGCGCAATTGCGTTAATTAAGCGATTGTACACATCTGCTCCTGCGCTCGCTGCGATTGTTCCGACAGTAGGAGTGTACGCAGACGCTTGTGTACGGATACCATTCAAACGGTTTGAACCGCCCGGGCCGTTAAGCAATTCGGCATCCTCGATAATCAACAAGTCCTCGATCATTTGCGTTTGTATGAACGCCGAAAGCTGTGGCATTGCGCGAAGCATTTGTTTTGTCACACGTGCAAATGAAGCGATTGTTACAGGTGATTCTGTAACTACTGCGAAGTCATAATCAACTTGTGCTTTACGCGCACCCTCTGTTTGAATTGCAGGTGTTCCTTCTTTTGTCGTTAATTTAGGGTAAACAAGCGACTCAGTAGTTAACGCCGTACCAGGAATCAACTGACGGATGTGAAGGCGTTGGAACGGATTGAAGATAATTTCGTTTTGATACGTTCTATCAAATGAACCAATCCCCCCTGCCATGTTTGCTTGTGACATGTCAGCAACTGCTTTCAAGTCGATATTGATACTGGTCGTAGCTTTTTGATTCCCAGCTAAAAAAGAATCCAAATTGTTCTTTTGCTCATTCAAAGACTTAGTAAGGATTTGTCTAAACGTTTTTTGCTTCTCCTCGATACGAAGACCGTTTTTAAGTGCTTCGCCTACTTTGTCCAAACTGCCTGCGTGACCATCTACACGACTTTTTAACTCAGCAAATTGTGTCGCTAAGTTACCAAGTTCGCTTTTTGCTAGTTCCTCAGCCGAAATACCTTTTGCTTCAGCTTTTGCAATTTCTGCTTTTAATTCGTTGAATTTAGATTCAATCAAGGGTTTTAATTCTTCTGTCATTTTTATAAAGTATTTAAAAAGTTTTTAAAATGTACTGCTTCTGGTGTAATACTATTTTTAAGCGCGTCTAAGCGCGGTATGATTACATTTACAAATGTTTCGTCTGTGAAATTGCCTGACTTTAAAGCCTGCTCTAACTTTGCGATTTCCTTTAATACGTCCGTTTCAGATTTAAGCCCCAAAATTGGCGTATTTGAATTGGCTCCTAAGAATTGTAAGCCCGAACCTTCGAAAAGAGTCACCTCTTTAATTTCGCGAATGTTCCCCGGTAGCATCGTGGATTTGGTGACGTTAATAGCAACACTATGTTCTGTGATGATTCCCGACTCTACCATTTCGGCATAATCCTTGCCTAAGCTATGGGTTCCGATTGTTGCTTCGTAATAAAGCCCTTCGTCTGTTTCTTTAAGCACGTTAAACACACCGACGGCTTTTTTGGTGTCATGGTCGAGTAGGTATTTAATTTGCTTTGTTCCTTCTGGCCCTCGTTGTCTAATAGTACTTTCATAGCTGCCTTTGCGGATTATATCGTTATCGGAGTCGATATTGTCAAACGCCGACAACATACCGGTAACAACTCGTTTTTGCGAATCGTAGTCCTTAAATGCGAATGTGCCTGCTTTGTACATATTTTTTTTTATTAAAATTACTTATAATTCAAAACTATTTTTTACCTTTGTAGAGAATTGTAGAGATATGAAGAGAATAAGCGGGAAAGAGGTTGCAGAGATAATGAATTATTCAGATGTTCGAAGTGGCTGGAGAAAGTTGAATCAAGTGAGAAAAAAGTTAGGCCGCCCCGCTTATGCACCCGTTACACGGGATGAATTTTTGAAAGTAGTTTTTTTTCGTAGCAGGTAAATGTTTAGAGGTTAAATTTGGGTTACACTCCTCTCGGTTTCGGGAGGAGTTGTTTTGAAAAATTAGTCGGGTGGCGGAATGGTTATGCAGTGCAGCGCGCCACATTACACAGGTTCGATCCCTGTCCCGACTACAATTTTTATAATAGAGCCTTCGGAACCCAGTGTCCGACTGGCGGGGAAGCGCCTCGCAATGATGCGAGACCGGGCAAATCAAATGAAGCCCCGAGTGGTAGTTTAGTGGTAGAACAATTGCCGGAAAACGGCAGTAAACCCTTGGTTCGATTCCAGGCCGCTCGCAAAATCGACCATAAGAGGATTGGCGAATAGTTGTATACGAACGACTTCGCAAGTGGTTGACACCCCGGAAAGACGGGGACATATAGTCGGGTGGCGGAATGGTAGACGCAACTAAACTAAAGGTGAGAGGGATGTTGCAAAATGGACTATGCAAGAGGTTACGAAAGTAGCGTTATTCCATTTGGACTCAACTCTTATGCAGGTTCAAGTCCTGCCCCGATTACGAGACAGTGAGAACCGTATACGCAGCTGTAATAGATAAGAGAGATAGCTTTTAGGAAGTAAACTCAAATTGATGCGCAAAATAGCGAAAGGTGACAAACGGGGAGAGACCCGTACATAGTCGGGTGGCGGAATGGTAGACGCACTATCCGAGGTTTTTCAGCGTATCGTCGCGGTATTCAGAATGAAAAACTTACAGGTTCGATTCCTGTCCCGACTACAGAAAGGCATTGTACTTCGTACATGTAAGTCCTACCGATTTGTTTTTTGTGAATAGAGTTAGATTGTTTTATGCAAAGAACCCGATTTTGTCGGGTTCTTTCTTTTTAAACCTCTCGAATTCGAAACCTTTAAACTCTATCTAACTCGTAAGTCATCGTACATCTGCAATTTACTACCTCTTTTGCACCCCCCGCCGCGTCACCAGGTTGCATCATTTCGCTTTGTCCTACTTGAAACCGACTATCTAAGGGAATGGCAGGTTTATTGTTCATCTCGAGATGAGAATCCCTTGTCCGCGCATCTGAACCAGCTAACCACCGTTTTTTTAGTGGTACGCCCGTGGACTTCGCACCCGTTATGCTCGCTTCGTTAAAAATGATTGTAGTTTCGGTTCGTACTATTCGTAATGCTCGTTCACGTCCAAAGTCCGCTGTAAACAGTGCTGCGATGCTACGCGCGGAAAGTGTTGTTTTCATCGCTTCCTGGAGTTTAGTACGTACCGATGTTTTCAAATTGTCGCTCACATTTTTTATCCTACTTGCTATCTCGGGTCTACTTGCGATACGGCGAATAATAGCCATAATTATTTCCGATGCGAACCCGACGGACGGGAACGCGGCTTTCTGCTCATACTTGTCAAGTATCATCTCATACACCCGAACCGCTTCAACTGAACCAATCCGTTCGTAATTCATTCTCACGATCTCTAATATGCGGTATTCGTTAAACAGCGTATCAATTAGCCCCACCGCTTCGGCAGGGTTTTGACGTATTGCGGCTTTGAGTTTACGTATATCATCTAAAAACATTTTTGACAACTCCCTATAGAATAGCAACTCATGCCGCCGCCGTATGCGTTCTATTTGCTTATAATCCTGCATTCGTGTTTGGCAAATTTAATGTAGGAGAATCCATCCCTAAGTCGTCGAGATTTGTTAGGTTGGACGGTACTAACGGCATCTGTGAATTAGGCGTGTTGAGTGCAGGATAATCTTGTTCCATGCGTTTTTCATCCACGGTAAGCCAAAACGACTTACTTAAACGGTCGGTTTGTTCTTTCAAATCCGACTGCATCTCTGGATATGCTTGGTAGTCCCAATCCAATACTAAATCCGAGCCAAACAGCGGAACTAACTTTTTATTTAAACTATCCTTTAAGTCCTCTTGGTACGGTATAACGCCGTCGATTAGCGACATTTTACGCGCTTCTAAAAGGTTGTTGTACGTACTATTGTTAGACCAATCGAATATCAACGGCGAAATTCCGTACATCGCGCAGAAGTCCTTTTTGAGTTCAATGTTAGACTCAAGTATGTTCAAATCGACGGGTGACATACCTATCTTAATCGAACCGAGCGGTATGGCATTAGCCACAACCCGCGCGTTCCCACCTTCTGTTAGTTTGTCGTTAAGTTGTTGGTTGACAGTTTTAATTGTTTCAACGTCGTAATCTGCAAAATTCCCGTCTTGAGGAAAAATCAATTCCCTTGCACCCCTGTTTTTGAACGCTTCTGCTTCTGCGTCGATGGATTCGCGATGTTTTACAAGTAGCTTGCTTGCAGACTCTAGTATGCTCATCCCGTACAAGTGTTCCCCCTGCCATGAAAATTTCGGGTTAAAGTGGCGCGTCTGTATGATTTCGTCGTACGGTATATTAATGTCGGGATTACGAGTGAGCGATAGATAAGCCGGATAACCGTCTGCACCCACGCGAATCATAACTTCTTGAGATGGTATAAGTTCTAGTTCGGTTACTTTGCCTGAGCCAAGCCCCTTATGAATGCGAATGTAGGAAGAACCCACCATATCGCGGTAGGTAATTTCTGCTTCTTTAAATTCAGCACCAGTCATACCTGGGTTGGGCTGGTCGAGGAGGGTGAGTAACGCGTGATCTTCCACAATATCCATTGCCTGCGATTTTAGCTGCATTGCTTTTTGAAAACTCTCGTTTGTCGGATTAGTCATGAGCGCCTTGTACTTTGCGTATTTACGCTTGGATTTTACGCGATACAGCACGAACGGACAATTTTTAATTTTATTCGCTTTCCATTTCGATAAGGCAAACACGATGTTGTCTGCCATGTATCCGTCACTTATGTAAACATCGCGCTGCGTGTTCAGCCAAACCACGGTTTGTCCACCGACAAAACTATATGCAAGCTGCATGATATTTTCTTTCTTCTGCATTGCGGGTTTATCGTCTTTTGCAAAACCCAACCATTTCAACCAACTAGCCATTTTCTCTTTACTTTTAAATTAAAAAATTCTCTCATTGCAAACATATCGAATAAATCGGGTGACTCACCGTTCAACTTGACTTTCATTTCTTCTTTAGGTATTAGCTTTAGTTTCCCGTCTTGGTCAACTTTGTCGCGTTTTATCGCACTCCGTTCGAACATAAACCGCTGCCGAACAGTCATCTTTTCATCAAACATTTTTGCAGCCACCTCGTGTGAAATCGAGTACTCCCCGCGCGAAACAGCTGCACCAGAACGGTAGAAAACTTGTGCTTTTAGATTAAAGTAATTTTCCTTTATCACCCTTCCTGTCGTTTCATCTTTCACCTCGATAACCTTTGCCCCGCCGTTGAAGGATTGCGCCCCTTGTAGGAAGCCATCTAAGTACCCTCCAACGCCATCGGCATCAAACGCAATATTCCGATTAGGTACGCGGTACTTCTTCGCAAGGTCTGTAATAGCTTCTAATACTTCCTTGCCGTTCGATTTTAGCATGATATGTATATCAACTAAGGTTTGCCCTTTCCAAACGCCTACCACGAATTTGTTTGAACCTTGAAGGGCAATATCGGCTGTTATGTAGGTTTCGCCTGAGTCGTTCGTGTATTTGTTCTCAAACGCTCCTACTAAATCGGAATAGCTGTATATATCGTTTTCTGATATTACTACCTTCCAGTTCCCTTCTAAGAGTTGGGCCCTAGTTTGTTCGTCTTGTGATGCAAGGTTGGCAAGGTACGCGGGGTTTACTTCGAGGAGTTTTTTATTTTGATAGATAGAACCTGAGATGAATGTAATCGACTTAATGAAGTTGTCCTTACTTATGAAGTCCACGCCTGCTCTTTCTACTTGTACGTCTATTAGGTGTTTAGCTGCTTGATAGCAATCCTCTTTTGTATCACCCCAATAATAATCCTCTCCATTCCTGTAAAAGTAGCGTATCACTCCAGAACGCTCTTGAATCGGATAGCCAAAGTTTGGGTTTGGATTGCCGTTTGGTAATTTCTCTTCTTGATCAATCCACCACTCTATAAGTCTGGCCACCCAGCTATCTGGGTCAGGATTGCACGTAGCACGAACATAAGGGTTTATTCCACAAGTTGACCTACTGCGAGAAAGTAGGTAAAAGAACATCGACTCGGTGAAGTGGGTTAATTCATCAAACGCAATCAAAGGGATTTCGGTACCTTGCCAATCTAGCTTATTTTTTTCGTATTCTAAATGGCTAAACTTAATACGATTTTTTCCACCTGTAGGAGTTGTAAATACCCATTCTAAAGATGACTCTCTTTGCGCTGCATTTGATAGTAACGAGTAAATAGATACCGACGCATCCCAAAGCCCTCCTTCGCCTTTTATTTGCGGTGTAGTACGTCGAAAGATAACCATACCAAACCCATCCACGCGGGTTATGTAGTGTAGTGGCTCTAATAAGAGTGAATATGTTTTACCTGCACCCGCAGCACCCCCGCCAATTACTATATCGGCTGGAGATGAGAGGAATTGTTGTTGATATCCCTCCTGTGGGCGTATGTAGGTAATATTACTCATTTTTCTTCCCTCCCGTTGCTTGGAAGTTCAAACACCGTCACCTGGTTGATTTTTTCGCCGTCGGTCGTGTGGTCAATAGCTTGTATAGCTTTTCCTTCTGTACGGTCTGTTACTTCTTTTAGGTAAGGCAAATCTCCCTTAGCTTCCAGTATTGCATTGTACGCAAGTTCTTGAGCGATTGTTTGTGGTTTGAATTTTTCAAATTCGGATTGGCTTAGTCTAATGAGGTAATTATAGTTATATGAGATGGATGTTTCTTTTGTCCATCGTCCATTTGCTTTATTTTGCGGATTATCTTTAAACCCGCCCTTTCCAGTTGGGTTCGTTATTACTTTTTTCTTCATCAACTTACTTGCAAGTTTAACGCCAAATATACAAAAATCCCCGCAATGTGGCAAGTGTACCAAAAAATTCAACCTTGTACCAAACTTGTACCAAACTTTTAAACCCTATTTTGTTACACTAACTTATTGATTATTAATTCTTTATCTTACTTGTACCAAAGTGCTAAAAAATATTGTATTAATAATTAGTAAAATGTTAAAGCATTAGAGAGGGTATAGTAAGCACTACTACAACACTGTTAAAAGCAATAGTAGTATTATTATATATAGAAGGGATTTTTGTTTTGGTACTTTGGTACAACACTGATTATTAGATAGTTACGTCCTATAAGATTTGGTACAACTTTTGGCACAACTACTATTTTGTTACAATTTCCACGCTTCGTACCTTTGCATTGCACAATTAAAACAGTAACACAGATGAAAAAATATTATAAGTACAAAACCATCCCCGGTATAGTCTACACAATTCGGCAAGTGACCGCAAAACAAGACGAATGGCAACGGATACTTCCCAAGCCCGCGGCGAACCCTTACTTAAACGACCACCTCGCCCTGGTTAAGGCGTTGCAATTTGGCTACATGATTGAGATGACGGCAAAAGAGATACAAGAACTGAATCTATGAAAGAACTAAAAGAAAAATACATCGAGTTTCACCGCTACAAATGGCCCAGTGTCCCAGACCACGCGCGGAGTTTACCTAATTATTTTGGGCAATCTACTAAGACCAACGGCCTTACCAGGTTAATCCTTTGCGCGATACGATTGAAAGGCTGGCAGGCTGAACGAATTAGTTCCTCAGGTCGGTACGTAGACAACTCGGAGGTAGTGACGGACTGCATCGGTCGGCAAAAGAAGATTGGCGGCGGCAAGTACATAAGAGGAACCACGCAGGCAGGTACGGCGGATATAAGCGCGAACATCGACGGGCGTAGCGTCAAGATAGAGGTCAAAAACGCGGCGACAAAAGATCGTATGAGCGATAAGCAAAGAGAGTACAAACGGCGTATCGAGTTGACCGGAGGAGTGTATTACGTAGCGACGGATGTAGAGAGTTTTCTGGAGTGGTTGGGACAATTCCCAGACAACGAAAGGAAGCTAGAGATGTGGGCCGAGTTCGGGGTGTGAAAATGTTTTTTCTAAAACTTTTGTAAATCTAAATTAAGGTGTTATATTTGTATATCGAAACGCACGAGCGGAATAGGTAGTAACACAAAAAAAACATCTTATTATGACCCTCTCCACCCCACGCGGCATCACAAACGGTAGGTTGTTCGCAGCCTATCGCACCGCACAGAAGCACACAGAACCCGCTGACGGCATTTTATTCCCACGCGGGTATCACAGTGACACTTTGGTTTACTTCGTCCACTGTGGACGATTTTACGCGGTTCTTAGTACGTATCCTAATTTAATTATTTCTAACATAAATTTTTAACAAAAATCAAGATGAACACTTACAATATCTTTGAACAAGAAAATGAAAGCACAATCCTTTATCACGCAATCGCGCGTGACGAAAATCACGTAAGAGAACTTGCAGAAGATGCAGGATTTCAGATTGAAGGTCTAAGTATAGACCTTATCCGCGCGAATGTTAAAGACCAAATGGGGCGATCTTATACACCCCGAATAGAATCAGCATTAGTTTAATTATTTCTCATATCAAATTTTAGTAACATGTCTGAAATCATCCTAGTTAATACCGAAACAGGTGAAAGTATCACTCCTCTAGTCAACCCGCTAGACTTCAATTTAGAAGTTGAAAAAGCGATGACAATTGAATCTGCATTTATGCCAAAACGGCAAGAATTAGCATCCTTGCAGGCGATTTACTCTAGCTTAGTAGGCGCCGAAATCACCCCTGAGTTAGTATCGCAGGCAAAGGATTTTTTAAAAACCGCAAAGAAGGTACGAACTAGCACCGAGAAAATACATAAGGCTGAAAAGTCTTACTATTGGAACGCTGGCAAGTTCGTCGATTCTCTTAAAAATAAAATCTATACGTCAGTCGAGGAAATGGAGAAAGGCGCCGAGGAGATAGCTTTTTATTTTGAGAAGCAGGAAGAAAAACGCCGTATTGCACTTCGTGATGAGCGTTGGACCGAATTGTCCAAGTTTACAGACAGCTTCCCTCCTGGCTTAGATGTGATGGACGAAAATACTTACCAGATGACCCTAGCTGGTGCAAAGGCGATGAAGGAACAGCGCGAAAAGGAAGCTAAGGAAGCAGCAGAACGCGCAGAGCTTGAACGTAAAAAGCAAGAAGAGGAGCGCAAGCAATTAGAAGAACAACTTCGCATAGAGCGCGAAAAAGCTCGCATAGCGCAAGAAGAAGCGAATAGGTTGGCTGCAATTGCACGTAAAGAACAGGAAGAGAAAGACAGACAACTTCGCTTAGAGCGCGAAAAAGCTGAGGCACTAGCAAGACAAGGAGAAAAGGCACAATTGGCAGCATGGATTGAAACTTTTGATATTGCACCCTCCCCGGTCGATAATCCTTCATCAAAACTTATTCAAGAAAAATTTAACGCCTTTAAGGAGTGGGCTAAAAAACAAATTTAACTATGGCAAAGGTAAGACCAGATTTGGCGATTGAACGCCTACTGCAGCACGAGGGTATCACGTTCGACGACCTCCGCAAAAATCACATGGAAGGGACTCTCTCAGAGTTCCTTTCATACTATCGCATCGGTGTCAAATCGGAATGGTGGGATGAATCAGAAATGTGGACGTTCGAAGACTTATTTGAAGACGATGTTTTAACAGATGAGATTATCCGGGAAAGATTAAATGAGTGGTTACAAATTATAAACGAGATAGTGAGATGAACATCAAAGTAAACTTGCAGGACGGCACGCCTGCGCAATTCAAGACAGAAATCATCGACGGCGCAATAGTTGTGACCGTTGTGGAGGAGGAACAGGAGGAAAACTTGTTCCCGAAGTGGGAGGATTTGGAGGAGATTAAAGGGTATTTTGTAAAAAGCGATAGTGAAATCACCTACGGAATGGACTATACTGCAACTTCAAGCAACAAAAACATATTCACCAACGAAGACCTTGCAAAAGCAGCCTTAGCAACCGCGCGGGTGTCGCAGACGTATCGGAGGTACATGGAGCTGTTTAGGGATGTTGGTAGCTATGTTGTCGTTTTTGGGTTTTTAAAGTTGGCATTTAAGGATGAAGGCGATTTTAGGGCATTTTGCAGGGCAAATAGAGAGGATTTAGATTTAATTAGTATCGTAGAAGACACCGTACAATTATGAAAAACATTAGTTACATCCTAGCATTTATCGCATGCTTTATCGGAGTATTCACCGACAACCTGGCGCCGATAGGCGGGGCTATTTTCGTACTACTTCAATTAATTTATTTCGAACTTAAAAAACTAAACGACAAATGACACTACTCGAAAAAATACAAGACTTCAACGCGTCCTTCCAAGCTGAAACGCGCTACAACCCTGACGGCCTGAGAGAGTTACCTCCTCTCTCAGACTTTTACAACCGCCGCGAAATTCTCTTCTTAGAAGAGTGGCAAGAACTAAAACGCGCGTTGAACGCGGGTGACGTGGTAGAGGAGTTAGATGCGACTGTGGACATGATTTACATACTACTTGGTACGGCGGTGAATCGGTTCGGAGTGAATACGATACAGCAGGCGTTTGACCTCGTTCACGAAAACAACATGAACAAGTTTTTCAATCCTGAGGAAGTCATCCAGTACCGCGATAGGAATGACGTAACTGTGGATTACGTCGGAAATAACAGGTACGTGGTGAAGCGGGTTGAAGACGGTAAGGTAATCAAGAAGGCGGGGTTTGGGAAGGTGGATTTGAGTGGGCTGGTATAAGGGGTGGGGCGTATATTGCCCTACCTTGGAGGGGGTCGCCATCGTGGTGAGGGGTGGGCAAAGTTTAGGAGTCCTTTTGGGTAAATCAACGGGGGAAAATTCTCCCCCGTTAAAAACTTAAAAAAAATCTCTTCCTATTTAAACTTTTTTCCTTAGATTTGCGTTGTATTAAAGAATGGAGGTACATTATATAGTACCAGCGTATAGCGTACTTCCAATTTGACTTATTAAAGTCTTCGCCCCGTGTAGCTGGTACCTGCATGGGGTTTTTTATTTACAGTTATGGAAAATAACATCGTTTTTTCACTTCCATCCAATCTTATCTCTTCGCTTGTTTTGTGTGAGCAAATCAATATTTTCCGTCAGGTTGATGGTAAAGGGGAATTGTTACACAAGAACCTTTTAGCCATTATTCGTGATGAATTTGAAGAGGAAATAGCCGGGCAAGAAATTTTGCTCGGCTCATATCTTGACAAGAATAACCAATCACGACCTATGTTTAACCTTACTCACTCTCAAGCAAAGCAAGTTTTAGTACGTGAATCTAAGACAGTTCGCAAAGCTGTTATTGCCTACATCGAAAAGCTAGAGAAATCCCTTTCCCTCCCAGACTTTACCGATCCCGCTGCCGCTGCAATCGCATGGGCAAATGAGTACAGGGCAAAACAGCAATTAGCACAGCAAAACGAAAACTTGCAAATCGCACTTGATTCGCATTTGGATTGGCTAACTATCCTTTCCGTCGCAAATTTGAACAATGTAAGCGAAAAAACTTTTAGCTGGAGAAGGTTAACAAAAAGAAGTAGGATTATGGGTTATGAGATTAAGAAAACCATTTGCCCACGCTTTGGATACAGAAATAATTATCACATTAACGTGTTTAGGGCTGAATATCCTCAGTATAGTCTTACTAGAGATAAACAACTTCTTTGAAAATCTCTAAAAATTCTCTTACCTTAGTCCTCCGTTTCCCGACGGAGGATTTTTACCCCCATTAAATCATGCTTCAATCCCTACTATCCCAAGGTCTTTCTCTCATCCCCGTTCGGGATAAAGAAGAGACAATGTCCGACGGCGAAATTAAGCCTGCAAAGTCACCATATTACAAGTGGCATCGGTATAAGAATACGCGCTTAACCGAACAAGAGCTTACATTCCAACTTCATCAAAAGAAAACCCAAGCCATCGCCATCATCTGTGGCGAAGTTTCTGGAAACCTCCACGTTATCGACATCGACGAAAAGCATCTTGCTGGAATCAGCGTCTTGGTATTCGACGCAATCAAACAATACGACCAAGACCTATTCGCACGTCTAAGTATCGTTCGCACTCCCTCAGGAGGCCATCACCTTCGATACAAAATCGACGGAAAGAAACCTGAAGGGAATAAAAAACTTGCCTATCCGCCCGAAGGCAAGGAGGCGATGATCGAAACGCGTGGCGAAGGTGGTATCGTGGTTTGCCCACCGTCGGCGGGTTATACGCTTGTGCAGAACGAGATAATCCCGACTATCTCAGTCGTGGAACATGTTTCGCTTGTTAATATCTGTAAGTTACTCAATCAACGCAAAGTAACAGCCCCTGCACCGAAGGCAACGCGATACCAAGGCGCGAAGAACTACAGCGTTAATCCATTCGACGACTTTGGGCAATCGGACGAAGCGGCAAACCTACTTGAAGAATTTGGATGGAAGCGAATAAAATCGACTAAGCACCACACGTACTACACACGACCAGGCAAGTCAGATGGTATTTCAGCGTCATACATTCACGAAAAGGGATTATATTTCATATTCACCTCCTCAACCGAATTAACACCTTCTAAGGCGTATCATCCTGCTACACTCTTAAAGCAATTACGTTTTAAAAATGACGGAAAAGAAACATACCGCTATCTTGTATCGAAAGGTTACGGCAAACTAGACAAACAGTATGAGCGGACGCAAGCGGCGAAGTTAGCCAAGCAAAATAAGCCTTTGCCCGCGAATTTCAGTCAGGAAGCGAAAGAACTAGCGACCGAAATCAAAACCGAAACAGAAGAAAAATATCCATTTGGCATCTTTTGGAAGCTGAACAACCGCGGCGAAATGAAAGTGAGCCGGCAACGTCTTATCGAAGTTGCACAGGGACTTGGCTTTCGCTACATGGGCGGTGACGTGGTTCGCATCGACGGTTTTGTTTTGCACCGAATAGATGAACGGGAATTTCAAGACGCGTTAAAAGGCTACATTAAGGAAGAAGAAGCTGAGGAATATGAGGAGGTTTGCGACGCATACGAGTCGTTTATGCAAAAGTCTGGCAAATACACAATGCAGCGACTTCTTGCCTTAGACCGTTCGCAAATCGTAAAAGATACGGCAACAACTGCGTATAAATTTTACAAAAATGGCTATTTACACATCAATAAAGACCGCGTTGCGTTCAACTCCTACGAAGGTTTCGAAGGGTTAATCTTTAAAGAACGCATACAAGACCGCGATTATAAGTATTACGTGGGGGGGAAGTATCTTGAATACCTATCTCTAGCAACGAATTGGGCAACACAAAGAGAACACGTACAGAAGTGCCTTGGCTATTTAACACACGAATACAAAGACGAAACGACCGGTTACATAATTGTCTTATCTGAGGAATGTCCAGACCCGATGCAAGGAGGTGGTTCAGGAAAGAACGTGTTTTGTAATCTATTAGGCAACGCAACGACCTACACGAACAAAAACGGAGCGCAGGCGAAGTTTGATGAAAAGTTTTTTCAAGTTTGGAACGGTCAGCGGATTTTGGGTATTTCAGACGTACCTAAGTCGTTTGATTTCGGATTCTTAAAGGAAGCCTCCACGGGGTCATTCACTTGGAAGCGATTGTTTAAAGATGAAGTAGAAGTCAAAGTTGAGGACGCACCTAAATTCATTATCCAAACAAACTACAGCTTCGAAATCACCGACGGCGGTTTAAAACGGCGTATCATCCCGATTGAATTTACGGACTACTTCACCCGCGCAGGCGGTATTGATAAACACTTTGGCTGCCATTTCCCGAACGGTTGGACGGAGCAGGATTGGAACGGATTTGATACCTTAATTGCGGAATCAATCATGCTGTGGATTCGTGGAGGGTTGAAGTTAAGTAGTACGATCTTATCGCAAGGCGGCAAAGAAAAACAGTTTGAGCAGACGTACGGGCGTGTTATTGTGGGCCTATTAGATGCGAATTTGGAGAATTGGAAGGCACAAGGCGAAGTTCCGACGGAGCAGCTGCGAAATGATATTAAAAATTATTACATCGAAAACATGGTCGGCGTAGCGTATCAGCCTTCGATGCAGAAGATAAATAAGGCACTCGCTGAGCGGGTTCCAGAATACATATCTAGTAGAAGTGTAAGACAAAATGGTATAGTAATTAAGGTCGCACATTTTGGAGAGAGGGCGTTTTAAACCATGGCAAGAAAAGAATTACGTGTTAAGGACTTAGTAAGTAAGTCAGGGCGGAAGTTGTCTCCAGCACCACCTTTTAAGGCAAGCGTAAACTTCATGGCAAAGATGCACGATTGGCTTATTCAGGAAGCAATGATAGAAGCAAATGACTACGAAAAAGTATTATTAAGTCAGATATATGAAAAAGTTGGGCAAAAGAATAAGGTTAAAAAGCAAAGGCTATATAACAGATTTACGTCTGCTGATATAGATGTTGTTAATCTTGTTTTGTTTGACGAGTTAGATATTCATCTTGTATGGGATTAAATATTTTCTAATCTTTATTTGTTTTTTATTAATTCTTTTGTAACTTTGTCCTACAATAGTAACACAAACGGGGGACAGCGTTCTGAACAGATACAACTATGACAACATCAATCAAAAACAACGTATCTTTTTCAAATTATGTAAATGGTTGGGAAACTATTTACTTTGGTATTGGCAAGTACATCTCTTTGGGCAATGGAAGCCAATACGCTATTATTGGCGGCGTAAAATATCGTCTAAGGTTTTCTGGAGACAACAATCAAGAATTAATAACCCTGTAATCCCCCCCGACCTAAGCACGTCGCTAAACTGCTTACTTCACTTTTTATCAAATTAAATTTCTTATGAAAAAAATCGTTCTCATTGGCACACTTGGCAAAGATGCCGAAATCAAAAACTTTGGAGGTCGCGACGCGCTTTCATTCTCGATTGCTGTAAACAGCGGCAAAGGAGATAACAAAATAACGGAGTGGTTCAGTATCTTGTCAAGCCAAACCAACTTGCAGCCGTATCTTACAAAAGGTACAAAGATTTATGTAGAAGGCAGCTTCAAGCTATCTGTTTACAACGAACAGGCGCAATGCTCACTTTCCGCTACGCAAATCCAGCTTCTCGGCGGCGGGCAGCAACAAGCAACGCAAAGCAATCCACAACCACAAACGCAACCAGCAAATGATGACCTACCGTTCTAAGCGTATGCAGCAACTCGAGCGCGATTACTTCGAAACGCAAGACCCGAAGGAGCGCCGCAAGATTTACGAGTTAATCGACAAGGAAGACCGTGAGGAGTACCTCGCTAACCTTTTAGGATTGACAATCGCAGGGATTTTTTTACTCATCGTAGTGGCCGTTTGGTCACTACTTAACGACAAAGGAATATGACTCTACAACTAAAGAAAGCTACCAGAAAGGCGGTAAAACTTCGCTTGAATTTATCAGCTCCATCCGGTGCAGGCAAGACTTATTCAGCTTTGAAATTGGCAAAAGGTCTTGTAGGCGACTGGGAAAAAGTAGCGGTAATTGACACCGAGAACGGGTCAGCATCACTCTACTCGCATTTAGGGGATTTCAATACGATAGACCTTTTACCACCTTTCACACCCGAAAAATACATCGAAGCTATTCAGCTTTGCGAAAAATCGGGGATTGAGGTTATCATTATCGACTCCTCAACTCACGAATGGACAACACTTTTAGAAGAAAATGAGCTATTAGCGCAATCCAAATTCCGAGGAAATACTTGGTCAGCCTGGTCACAGACTACACCGCGGCATGATAGGTTCCTTAGAGCGGTTTTAAATTCTTCTTGTCATGTAATAACATGCACTCGCTCAAAAATGGAGACGGTTATGGGTGACGATAAGAAGGTGAAAAAAGTAGGCTTAAAGGACTTACAGCGCGAAGGATGGGAATACGAATTGACTGTTTCTTTAACAATTGACCGCGACACGCATTTTGCTATCTCTTCGAAGGATAGAACAAACTTGTTTGAAGGAAAGAACCCCTTTTTAATTACAGAGGAAACAGGGGCCCTAATTGCAGATTGGTGCAATAGCGGTGTGTCTGAAATCGCAGCAGCGGTCAACGAGATGGAAGTCACCGCCAATATCGAGGATTTAAAGTCGGTATGGAGCAAGTATAAGCACTTGCAATCAAATGCAGAATTTGTAGCAGCAAAAGACAAACGCAAAACAGAGTTAACGCAATGAAAGAAGAAAGATTATTACCGGTAGGCACAAAGGTATTCGATGTTCGGTATGGGTGGGGTGAAGTAGTAAATAATGAAGACTACGCACACTTCCGCATATGTGTCAAATTTGATGGTGAAACCGCAACTTACAATATAGACGGGGTAAATTATAGTACTCATAAATATCCTCTTTTATCCCTCACCGAATACACCCTCGAAAAAGGCGGATTCACGCCAATTTCAGAGCATTGGAACAACCCCAAAGTTAATAATTGGGGATATTTTTGGGATAATACTGGTAATCATGGGGTTCATTTTGGAAGGCTTATAGATATTGACTATGAAGAAGAATATCCTTATACCTCGCACATTAGCTCATCTTGGCACAACTTCTCTCACGACATTCCCGACCACATTAAAAAACAAATGCAACAATGACAAAACTAAACAACAAAGTCCTAGCCGAACGCAAGATTCGGTTAGGCATTACAAGGACGGGTTTCTACGTAAGTAAACCCCTGCAAAGATGGCTTGAAGTCGGGAGCTTCGATATCGTGGATAAAGAAGATGGGTTCTATATCGTACCCTCCGCTGACCCGCAAGCGATACAAATCACCTCCTCGCACTTCGCGCCCGCGTCTGGGGTGGCTAAGTTTCTTTTGCAGGCGTTCGGGCATCCCGACGCAGAGTATATATCATTTTTAATAGACAGAAAAACAGGAAAAATAGGATAATGAAAAGGTTGAGCGAAGTTATTACACCCTTTAAAAAAGGCAGACGGATAAATCCGACAATGCGAATATATTTAAGTCCGCCCGTCATCAAATTCCCATCGTACATATACGATAGTCACAAGCAGTATTCGCATGTTGATTTTATCGAGGATGGTAACAGGATGTTTGTTCACTTTAACAATTCTAAGGGTTACAATCTCTTATTAACCCGCGAAGGTTCTCAAAAAGTATCATCTTTCAAAGCGCACAGCCGCGCCTTAGTGAAGTATTTTTGGGAAAAGTACAAAGTCGATGATACGACAAATGTGATGATTTTCGTATTAGGTGTCAACTTTCCTGAAGAATTTGAAGGCGGCATCAAGTATGATTTAATGTACAATAAAATATATAACAAATGATACAACACGTAATCGAAGACGGATATTTTCGTCTTAACATCGAACTTGCAGCCCGCGTAATCGCGGCGAAAATGGAACAGAAAATCAAAGGAGAACCAGTAAAAATCAAAGTAAAATGATACAAGTAGTTAAAAAGAAATGCTGTGGTGCTATTTTCGCAGCTTGTTTAGAACCTCACTGTTATACAGATAAGGAATGGCTAAAAGAGCTAAAAAAATACGTAAACAGAGGAGATAAAGTTGAGGTAATAAAAAAAGAAGATTTTAGGTTTGGAGGTTGTGAATGTGATAAAATCAAAAAACAAGAAGATTTATTTGGTAATGTATATTAAAATATAACACAAAGTGAAATGAGTTTATTAAAACGGATATTTGGCATAAAAGAAGAACCGAAATGCATGCACCAGTGGGAAGTCTTAACAGAACATACAAAGACAACCGAAAAGTATGATATGTGGGGTAAATTTGCAGGTAGATACACTACAACGAAGTTGAACCTAGTGTGTAAGAAATGTGGAGAGTTTAAAATAATTTATAAATAACAAACAAAAATGAACATATTTAAAAATGAAGGCAAAATGAGCAAAATAGTAATCGAAAAAATAGAAATTGAAATTCCTGTCAATATAGTATTCACAGAGTATGATGCGAAAGAGTGGATAAATTATCAAATAAAGGGGTATGGATTAGATATCCAAAATCCACTTGCAAAATTTGATATATGCTCATTTGATGCAGATTACACAAACCTAGAAATACAAAAATGAATCAGTTAAAACCTAGTAGCACAGAGAGTCTAATGTTAGACTACGCAATCTTACAACTCGCCATCGACGTTCTCGACAACCCAAATTTTGATGCGTATGGAGCGCAGCAGAAGAAGGCACTTGCCACCGCGCTGAACGAAATCGAACCCGTCCTAAATCGGTTGTTTAATCTCAACGAAGACCTTGGCAAACAAAGACATATCTGGAAGGCGTACCGCGAAGCAAGTCGCAACCTGGAAGCGATGCTTCTAGTGAACCCGAAAGTCCCGACTAAGCTAACGGCGTCGCTAAGAGTTCTCAAGGAAGCAGCGGAGGGCAACATCGAAAATATCGACATGGCAAGCGAACAGAATATGCTTGCGATGATCGAGCAATACGAGGAGATTGCTAACCGTATGCGTGACATAACGCTTATCTCACTAAGGATTTCGGAACACAAACAAGGCGGCAAGGTTGATGCCGCGTTAGATAGGTTGGTAGAGAAGTATGAATTACATAAACCGATATACACGAATGAATAACATAGACGGAGATTGCATCGTAACGGCAGTAATGATTCTTACATTTTACGGGCTTGTAAGGCTACTTGTAAAAATCGAAGAGGAGAAAAATAAAAACAAAGGTTTTTGAATTTTTAGTAAAACTTTTGTAATATTACATCGTATTAGTAACACACCGCCCCGCAAGGGGCATAAACACAAATCAAAATATGCCAACAGGTTACACAGCAGGGATTTTAGATGGTACAGTTATCACGTTCCCGCAATTTGCAAAATTATGTATGAGAGCCTTCGGAGCTACAATTCATTTGCGTGATGAAAGTTTAGATACAGAATACGAACCAAGGGTTCCAAGTGGTTACCATTTAAAAGCAATTGAAAAAGCGAAACAATCAATTATTGATGCTCAAAAATTGAGTGATGATGAAATAGTTGATACAAGAAAAAGGGAACTAGAAGATAGCAAAAAAAATTGTTTGGAAGCTATTGAAAAAGCAAAAAAATCAATGATTGAATTGAATAAAATATTATCCGATGTTCGGAAATGGCAACCGCCAACACCCGACCATACAGGTATTAAAGATTTTATGATTGAACAAATTGAAAAAACAATTGTTTTTGATTGTAAAACTGATTACTACAGCAGGCGCTTGATTGAAATAGAAACAGAATTGCTAACTATCAACGCTTCCGAAATTAGAAAGCAAATGATTGAACAGGCTAAAAAGGATTTAGCTTATCACAATTCTGAATACTTAAAAGAAGTTCAAAGATGTGATCAGTCAAATAAATGGGTTTCTGATTTGCTGGAGTCGCTCTAGGCATAACACAATCTAATTCCCCCGAATTAGATGGAATTTAAAAACACAAAAATCAAAATGAAAAAAGTAACACTCACAGCGGGGCTACTCCTCGCACTCAGCACAGCACAGGCACAAGTAGGATTTTCAAGCACGCAAAAATACGAATTGATGGCTTGGACAATTAAGAAGTTCGAAGGCTACAGCAAATCAGTTTACGCTTGCCAAGCAGGTATCTCCACAGTAGGCTGGGGATTCACGCAGGTAAAGAAGGTCAAAAATGTACATCACGCGGACAAGATTTTTCACGGATTGGTAGCAGAACTTTACAACCAGGTAGATGCTCGCTATCCTCAGTTTACCTATTTACAAAAAGCTGCGATTACGTCGCTACTTTACAACACGGGCGACTTAGAAAAGATAGACCGTTCTTCTTTTATTAAAGAACTGAAAGCAGGTCGCACCGATAAAGCAGCGGCAGCGTTGATGCGTTGGAACAAGGTACGCGTAAACGGAAAGTTGGTAACATCGAAGGGCTTAACCAACCGCCGCGCGTTTGAAGCTCGCCTGGTGACGGGTAAGGTTACTAAGGTCGATTACTTTCAACTTAAAAACGAAGTAGGGGAGCAATATTTGAAAAGCAAGAGATGAATTAAGCAAACCACAGATGTATATCTTTTATATGCTGTTATGTGCTTGGCGGATTATAAACACTAAACTTAATTTTAAAACGAAATGAAATTATACGCATTTCAACCAAAGGGACACGGGGAGGCTTCTTTTTTTACAATAGCTAAAAATGAAGAAGAAGCAAAAAAAGTAGTAAATAAATACGTAGAAGATAATTATTTAAAAGATGGGAAACTTGATTATAGGGCAGGCGGATGGGGTAGCGATTACTACACATTAACTGTAATTAAAGAAGGCAATGTCATTGAAAACGATAACGATTAGCATTGCACATAACTCGTAAACACACGCAATATGAAAAAAACACTAGCAGAATATCGTGAACAGCAGTCTATTTACAAGGCTGCTGTTTCAGACTGGATTGAAGAGTTTGGCGAATGGTTTGACACCTTCGACGCGCGTGGAGGGTATCGGAGGTATCGTTTTATGAAGAAGGTTGTACCAATCGACAAAGTCAAAAAGATGATATACGACTTCACCGGCATCGACGTTCCTCACAAGGATTTAGTAAGGATTATAGATTGTAAAGTAATTAAATTTAACGCATTACGAAAATGAGAGAAATAGAGTTTAGAGGGCTTCGACTGGACGGAAAAGAGTGGATTTATGGGTATTACTTTTTAACAAAAACAGGAGAAGCTGTAATGTTTCAAAGCGATTATAGGAGCCTAGATGGAATCTTTCCCGTACAAGTAACAAGGGTACAAGAGGACACAATCGGACAATTTACAGGATTGTACGATAAAAGCGGAGTTAAGATATTTGAAGGAGATATAATTTCCTTTGATGCCCCCCGCGCCTTGGTCACATGGAATGAATTTTTTTGCTGTTGGACTTACCACGAAGTCAATGCGATATACCCTAAGCCGATAAGAAAAGACGAAAGTAAACATTACATTATTCGCGGAAACATTCACCAAAACCCAGAATTATTAGCACAATGAACAAAGAACTAGCAGCGCAATTCCTCAGCGCAATCATCACCCGCAACAGCGGACAACGCATCGAAGATGACGTAAAAGAAGCCCTCGCGTATACCGAAACGTTTGAACGACTAACGGCGGACTACACGACCCCGCAGGCGGTACAGGAGTTGATTCAGAACCCGCCATTTGAGCAATATGTTGACTTTACAAGATACGGGTTTGCAGAAGGTAAACTAGAGTCTCCTGTAATACAGGCGTTGCGAAGAATCAACGAACTAGAAGAGCGCATAACGTTTATTCACAACGCATTGCAGCAGTCTGCTAAGGACGGGTATATTATTAAGAACCCGCCATTTGAGCAGGAGAAATGGACGTTGAAATTTAACGGAACGGATGGCAAATTTTACACAAAACATTATCGGAATGATACGCTTGTATGCTTGCTTGATAGCTATGCTAAATGCGGAAAAATCACATTTCTAGTAACGGCAAACAATGGTATTCTTTCGACGTGGGATGTTATAAGTGGGATTGTGGGATTTTTTGGAGAAGAAAAGGACATTCACGTAATACCTTGCTTCAGCGAAAAAGAGGTAAAGCAACAGATTGACGCGTACTACGAAGAACGCGGAGGCTTCGCGAAGCACGTGGAGTATTTGAAATCAATTGGACAATGGTAATAAACAAGCCCTGGGCGTGAGTCTGGGGCGTAAATAGAGAGTAAGATGAACGATAAACAGCAAAAAGTTTTAGACTATACGACGGTCTTATTAAAGAAGTTTCAGGAGGCATCTGAAGAAGGTGAAATTGACTTAGAAGAGCTTGGGGAAGGTGACACCCTAAATCTACTATTTCACGCACTTGCTAATGTTATGCCCTGCTTAGCAATTAATGAACTCACAGGTAATGAATATGACCTATTAGAATTTAATCATATTGCGAATAAGTTAATATTTCAGTATGAAAGAAAAAAAACAAATTAATTTAACCAAACCACAGAGGGAAAGCGATTTCCTTCTGTGGGATAAACAACGAAAAAGATAATGGGAATGGGAAAAATTAATAGTGAAAATATCGATGAACCTGCACTACACATCAGGTGCGGTTGTGGAATCACTTACTTTCATTTCGACGAGAACAATTGCCTTGCCTGTGATTGCGATTTTTATGCTGAATATCAGAGACGAAGAGGAATTGTAGATGATGAAGAGTTTGAGGATTTACAAGAAAATTAATTTAACCACAGCCCTGGGCGTGAGTCTGGGGCGTAAACACAAAGTAAGATGAGTAACAAAAAAGCAGCCCTATTAGCAGGGATGTT